CCAGTTTTTGAACTGGTGGCCGCCCCATGCCACTGGCATTTGGCATTGAAATGGGTTCGAGTCCGAAACCGGCACAAAAAAGCAAAGAACGCCACCCAAAGGGTGGCGCTCTTTTGCTTTTGGCAACATATGATAATTTTGATACGGTTTCATAGGGTTTCATTTGGTTTCACCCAAAATGAAACCATAACGAAGAAAGTGGAACCATGTACCAAGCCCCAGGGTTTTGTCCACGCCAAAGTTATATTCTCTCACAATCAGTAATTTGTTCTGCGGGGATATAAAAATTGGATCGAACATATAAATAGGTATCACTCAGTTCATCAAAGGCTCTGTCAATTGCACGGCCAAGCATCCACTTTATGGCTTTATCATTATCGTCAAGTTCATCCCACATTGCGTACGGTGGATCACGGTACTCGTCAAGATCGAAATTGTACCTCTCCAATTGGTCCAGGTTTGCAAAGAAATTGACTTTATAACTTGTTGAACGTCTCCGCCATTCCAAATCAAGTTCTGCCAGTTCCGGAAACATATTAACGAGATCGAGGATAAATTCTGGTCGAATATAAACGTCAAAACCGTATGAACGGAAATCATCATTACACATAAACCCGTTTACACAGAAATCTTTGCACAACCGATGTGCTATACTACTCAGTAGTTCGTCTTTTCCATACAGATTACAACGATTACGGTACTTCTCATAATCAACATCATACGCTATGCCATTAAAGTACATGACCTTTTTATCAACATCAAACTCCAATCCGTATTTCCGGAATACATCAGCCATTTTGCTACCTGCTGAGAGAGTGTGGTGTAAGTTTCGCAGACCTTCGCGCATTATGCTTTGACAATGGTCCAAGCTGCCAGTTATGTGAAATGCCCAAACCCGGACTTTTCTGGCATCAATATGTTTTAGTTGTCTATAATGTTTTTCCCACAACCGCTCATAATCCCTATCACACTCGACTATGTATTCATCAATGAATTGTTCGCCTGTTATTCCCAAAGTGTCAAGCACAAAGGAATACGCAGAATCTGTGGTTCTCAAATCAAAATCCATATAAATGCCCTCAAAAATAACAATAGTTGTTATCTGTATACTTACTTCGTGCCAGTTTTATTGGTCACGATAAAATTTTATCACAAAACAATGAATTTTTCTACCGGACAACCAAAAAACAGACAAACAAAAAAGGAGGGGCTCATTCAGCCCCAACTTCGATGTACGTTCCGTCCTTAAAGCGGAATGTTATCCTATTGTCTGCGTGTACCGTTGCTGTCTCCAGCAGCGTGAGCCATAGCCCTTCGTCCCAGGTCTCAAGGACGAGGGGCTGTTTCTCTATGGAGCTGATGAAAATACGGAGCTCCCGATCACGCTGCATCCGGTTATCCCTGTCGGCAGTAGCTTTGTTCAGCCGATTCACCGCTTTCTCATAGCGCTTGACTAGGTGGTTGTACTTTTTATTGTATTCATCTTGGGACTGTTGCGTGGTTGCATTCTCCTTGATACACTGGTTGACCAGCTCGGCAACCACCTGGATTTCTTCGTTCATGGCATCGATTTCAGCATTGAGTTCGTCACAGTCAGCCACCACCGACCGCATGATCTCGCAGGCTTTGATGACTTGCTCACGGGAACCCATCAGCTGATTGTAAGCCCGGAGGAACATCTGCTGAATGGTTTCCGTATCCAATGCCGGTGTCTCGCATTTGGATTCTCCCTTAAACTTGCTATTGCAGCGCCATATTTCACGGCGATATGCATCTGTGGAGTGCCACACTTTTTTTCCATAAAAGCCACCGCAGTCGCCGCAGATAAGTTTGCTGGCAAAGATGCTGGAACCGCTGTAAGAGCGGCCCAGGGCCTGGCGGCGAGCAATTTCTGCCTGCACCATATCAAAATCCATGGCGCTAATGATTGCCGGATGGCTGCCTTCCACATAATACTGCGGAACCTCTCCTTCGTTGACCTTTTGCTTTTTGGTGAGGAAATCCACTGTGAATTTCTTCTGCAGCAAGGCATCACCTTTGTATTTTTCGTTCTGCAGGATGCTCATTACCGTGGACTGGTTCCATTTAGTCTTTCCGGCGGGAGTGGGTATGCCTTGTTCCATGAGGTGTTTACAGATGCCCGCAGCTGTTTTTCCCTGAAGGAATAGCCTGTAAATCATCCGAACAACCTCGGCTTCCTTTTCGTTGATGACTGGAACACCGCCTTCGCCACGGTCATAGCCCAGAAAATGCTTGAAGGGCATCGTGACTTTACCGTCAGCAAAACGCTTCCGCTGCCCCCATGTGACATTCTCAGAGATGCTGCGACTTTCCTCCTGGGCAAGGCTGGACATGATGGTAATCAGCAGCTCGCCCTTGCTGTCAAAGGTGTAAATGTTCTCCTTCTCGAAGAAAACTTCCACATGATGCTCCTTCAGCTTACGGACAGTGACAAGGCTGTCGACTGTATTACGGGCAAACCGGCTGACCGACTTGGTGACGATGAGGTCAATTTTCCCGGCGAGGGCATCTGCGACCATCTCATTGAAGCCTTCGCGTCGTTTGGTGTTCGTGCCGGAAATGCCCTCATCCGTATAGACCTTGACGAACTCCCAATCGTCCCGCTTTTTGATGTACTGTGTGTAGTAGTCGATCTGGGCTTCATAACTAGTGAACTGCTCATCGCTATCTGTAGAAACACGGGCATAGGCTGCAACCTTTCGCTTTTTTATGGATGCAGTTGGCAATGCCGTGAATTTATCTTTGGTGGCAGGAATTACTGTTATTGCTTTTGCCATTTTGTTTGTCTCCTTTCATACGCTTGTTGTCTTGCCGCCTCCCGTTTTTCAGCCGTCCATGATTCAGCTCTCGAACGGTCCGTCCAAATACGGGTGACTACAGTGCCGTCCGCAAGGTGGAAGTGCAGCGTGTTGCCGTCATCGGCAATAATCTTCTTGATGTCCATAGGGTTTTTGACAATCTGGGCTACCAACGCATCAAGGGTGGATTCCGGGATCTGCTTAGATGCACAGTATTTTTTGCCTCTGGTATTGAATGTGGAGCAAATCCAAACGACCTGTGTTGCCGTGGTTTTCCTGCGGTAGTTTTTCCCACACTTGGCACATTGGATAAGCCCCGTATAAAAGAAGGTAGACTTTGCGGGTGGTGTAGCTTTTCGGCTCTTTGCCCTGCGCTCAATTTCTGCCTGTACCTCTTGCCATTCTTCCATCGGAATGATCGCCTCATGGGTTCCCTCAGCAAGGTATCGCGGTCTCTGCCCGGTATTCTTGATGGTTTTCTTGGTAATGTGATTCTCACGGAAGGTTTTCTGAAGAAGCAGATTCCCTGTGTAACTGTAATTGCGGAGGATTTTGGCAATGGTCTGCGGTTGCCAAATACCTCCGTTCATGGTGGGGATACCATCTTCCGTCAGACCTGCGGCGATTCGGTTAGGCCCCCAACCTTCAAGGTACTCACTGTAAATGCGCCGTACGATTTCAGCCTCTTCCGGGATAATGTAATACTGGCCGTCTCGCATACGGTAACCAAGCATCCGGCCATTCCAGGGCATTCCTTCCTTAAAATTCTTCTTGATGCGCCATTTCTGGTTTTCGCTGGCGGCGAGACTTTCTTCCTGGGCATAGGATGCTAGGATGGTCAGCATCAGTTCGCCATCGGCACTCATCGTATGGATGTTCTGTTCCTCGAAAAAGACATCCACCTCCAACGCTTTCAGCATACGGACGGTCTCAAGGATCGTCACGGTATTTCTCGCAAAGCGGGAGATGGATTTTGTGAGTATCATATCAATTTTTCCGTTACGGCAATCTTCAAGCATCTGCTGAAAGCCTGCTCTATCCTCCTTGGTACCGGTTATGGCTTCATCGGAATATACACCGACAAATTCCCAGCCATCCTTTTTCTGGATGAGGTCATTGTAGTAGCTGACCTGGGCAGACAATGAATGAAGCATTGCATCCTTGCCCGATGACACACGGGCATACGCTGCGACTCTCTTCCTTCGCTGTAATCGCTGAGGATACGCAACTTTCGTAACTGTTTTAGGCATTATACCACCTCCTTCGTAGGTGACATATTACCTCTGAACTCACTTATTATCCAGTCATTCTCGCGAAATAAACTGTCAAAATTGATGCCATAAATACAGCACATTTTTGTCTCTATTATGCCGTATTCCTCGGCTGAGATCAGCCCCTTGGAGAGCATCAAACGGGCCTGCGCCATTGCCGACTTATAGTCCAGGAGAGCCTGGAAAGTATTACTGTCCATCTCGCACACGCCTTTCCCGATAGCATTCCTGGGAGCAGTATTTGCGGTGGGCACCGCTGTAGTCAGCAAACACTTTTCCGCACGTCGGGCAGGTGTGCGGAACAATCTTTGCACTGACACGCTCCCTGCGGTGCTTGTTCCACCAGTTCTGTCTGCATTGGTCGGAGCAGAACAACCGAGGCCGGGCTTTTGGGGAGTTGGACAGTTCCGCACCACAGTTCTTGCAGCAAGGCTTGCTTTGTGAACGTTCGGTGGTCATACCGTTCCTGCGGCAAAAGGTCTTGATGGTACTGACCGGGATGCCGAGAGCTTCTGATATAGCTGCATAAGTAGTCTTTTTCTCTCGCATGGCTATAATTTGATCTTTCTGTAAATTCGTCATAGAGGGTCCTCCATTCCGAAGGATTCCGTTCCTTCTACTTACTTGGGAAAAATGTCAACCCCCTTTAAACAGTGAAAGCCCACCGAACCTGGGTGGCTCGATGGGCTGTGGGTTAGTTGGGAATCTTCAGTTTTTGACCGCTGTAGATGACGTTGCTGGACAATCCGTTCAGGCTGACGATTTCCTTATACCGGGAACCGTCACATAGGTACTGCGCGGCAATCTTCCAGAGGGTATCGCCATGAACAACGGTATGAACCCTGTAGTTTTCCGGATAGACCAGCGTGCCCTTGCTGTCGAACACGCTGTAGCCCGGATTGGCGTCCGCGCACTTCTTGGCGTTGGACAGAATCTTGTAGGCACCTTTCTGGGATTTGGCATCTGACCAAGTCTTGCGGACACGGTAAAGTTCTGCTTTAGCAGGCTCCTGTGCCGGATCGGCTTCCGTGGGAGTCGAGCCAAGAGCGGCGGTGACCTTCGCAGCCAGATCGCTGAGACGGCTGTAGAGCCAGTCGCCCGGACAGGACTTATTGGCAAACCAGCGGTGGACAGTCAGTACCATCTCATCTGCCTTGGGGACGTAGTTCAGTGTCTTGGTCTTGTCTGCAAGCCAGAGCAGCTTCTTCTTGCCGTTGCGCTGGCAGATATCCGTACACAGCTTGATCAGGGACTCATAGACCTTACTGTTCATGGCATAGGGCGCAGAGGTGTCGCTGGCACACTCAATGGTAATGGCCCGCTGGTCATTCTCCCTGCTGGAAGAACACCAAGAACGGTTCTTCTCCTCCACGCAGAGAGAAACCCTGCCGTCCGTGCCAATGCCATAGTTGCAGCTGGCCTGCCGGTCAGGGCTGATGAAACAATCGCAGATTCGTTCGGCGGTGGCTTGTCCCACAACACAGTGGGGCGTAATCCGATCAATGCTGTGCGTCCGCTGGCCGGAGTGGTTGGGGCTGAGTTTGGTGTATGCCACCAGAGGGCTGTTGGTATAGGCCATTACTGTCCCTCCTTCCCGTCGGCGCGGTCATGGAGCTGCTCCAGAACCGTCTTGATGGCATCTGGCACAGGCAGGCCCAGGTGGGCGGCATTCTCCAGCAGAGACACACCCTCATTGGAAAGGTAGAAGAAGATCACCGCCGTGCGCAGGACACCGGGCGAACCCAGCACCTGGACATCGATGATATTGCCGATGCCCACCAGCAGGAAAATCAGCACCTTGCGGCAGATGCCCTTGAAGCCAACCTCACTGGAAAGAGTCTTGTCCGAGATGGCGCACATGACCCCAGTGATGTAGTCGATGGCCACGAAGGCGATTAGGGCGTAGAGCAGGCCATCACAGCCGCCCAGGAAGTAGCCAAGCCAGCCGCCCACAGCGGCAAAGACCAGCTGAATGGTGTTCCAGAATTCCTTCATAATAGTTGTCCTCCTTTGAATTTGAATATGAGAAGAGCGGCCGTCCTGGTGTTGACAGCCGCCCTTGCTTATAGGAATATTAGATGCAGAACCCCAACGCGATACGGGGCTTATATGCATCGCTCATCTGATGGGGATCTGCATCGACATATGGGCTATGGCTTGTGTTCGTTGGAGACACAGCGTAATAGTGATTGCTGTCTTGTACCGTTCGCAGATAGTAGAAGTTGGCGTGACCATCGTTGTACTTAACAGAACTCTCAAAATCACAGTAAACTGCATAATACCGAGGGCCGTTGCTTTCCTTGACATTTACCCTGTGATAGTCATAGCAAACCTCTCTGACGGACGGCACCCACAGTTCATCACTGCATTCGCCCTCAAACTGCTGCAGAGACACATCCAGTCCGAGATACGCCTTTTGTACAGCCTTGATACTGCTGCGAACATTTTCAGGAAGCAGCGGCTGAATGGTTGTGGAGAGATAGCTTCTGAGTTCAGACGTTTCCCAACCGCCCACGCCGCCACCGGTGTTGGTGCTGCTGTCATAGGCCGGATTCATCCGTTTTGCTGTTTTGAGCAGTTCAATGGAGATCCAAGTTGTGGCGGCTAAACCGCTGCCATCCGACAGCGTGTCTGCCTCCTTGGCTACTAGTTGCATATTGACGATGCCCTCCTCGCCAAGATCCAGAGGCTTGTAGTTCCCGATTTCGTACTTGTCTGCGTAGCTGCCATCGTTGATGTTGGCGATAATGGTATCCCAATCATCCTCGATTTCCTTCAGTTCCACAGGAGAACCGAACTGGGCATAACACTTGGTATCACCAATGATCTTGCTGGGAGAGGGGTCCCATCGTTCGAAGGGATACAGTTCCGGCTCAGATACTTTGTCCTTGACTGGAGTGTCTCCCGTATAGGTGGCGGCAGAACCATAAGGTACATTTGTCACTGTTTGCAGAAGCGTACTTTCATTGTAGAACCAAACCGTGTATTTTCGGATATCGGTCTTGTACACCGCATATACATTCCGGTCTGCAAACACAGCTTTCCGGCACTCAGAATCCACCGTTCCACCGGGTTCACGGCTCCACCCCACAAAGGAGAAGGTGTTTTCTACCGTAGAGTCCTTATACGGATAGCCGGTAAATTTGCCATCCCCACCATTGGTGATGGTTTCGGTATAAAAAAGTTTTTCACCAGAATCATCGTAATATCGGAGATAGGAAGTCAATGTGGTGTACATGACCTTGATGTTTGGATACCGATCCAGCATTTCTTCCAACTCTGTACCGTACAGTTCGCTGACAAAAACTCTGCCCTCAATTTGAGCTTTCTCCACATTGTTGCCGTTTTCGTCCAGACCACGCATGGTATCCAAACGATCATAAAAGGTCAGAATGTCCTGGGCGCTATCTGCTGTCCAGTTCATCCCAGTGATGCGAACACGGGAACCTGCCGGAATGGATTCCAGGATGGCTTTCTTGTCAAAGGCATCACTGACATTCTCCAGCCGGAGTGTGGAGATGTTGTCATACCCGCCAATCACGAAATCCGTAATGCCCGTCTGGTTTCGGATGGTCAGGTTGGTGACCGTCTCCGGCAGATGCAGGGTTTTCAAAATACCGCCGTTGGGCAGCTGCACACCGGTCACTGCCGTCCCCTCAAAGTAAAGATGCTCAATGTTGGTGCAGCCGGACACATCCACAGCCTGCTTGAGGTTCGGGCAGTTGCGGACATCCAGCGTCCGCAGCAGGGTGTTGTTGCCCAGGTACAGTTCAGTCAGGTTGCCATTGGAATAGCTGTCTGCCGCATCGCCAACTTTAAGACTCTGAAGCCGGGTAGCCATGGAGAAATCCGCGTAGCCCACCATCAGCCCGGAAAGGTCGCCGATGGACTGAAGCTGGCTGGCACTGTAGATATAAATCTCGGTGTCGTTCACATTGGACAGCGGACAGGCCAGCGTGTAAGCCACATTGCGGTTCGCCCTCTGCTGCACCAGATAGGAGCCGTACTTCACCGTAGCGTAGATATCCGCATAAGGCGTGACGGTAATATCATCCTTGGCATAGCCACGGAGGGTCACCACATCGGTCAGGGCATCCCCGGCATTGTACTTGGAGTCCAGATAGCGGAATCGGTTATACAGCCACCACTTTCTCTGCTCGGCCTTGGAGCCTTGCAGCATGGAGAGGTAGCTGGCGGTGTTCTGCTCCACCAGGGGCTGGAGGTACTTGAAGTAGGCGTCCTCGTTGAACACCGCTTCGGGCCACTTTGCCTGATGCTCCTCAAACCGCTGTTCCGTCACAGGGAAGGATAACGTGCCATTGGAACGCAGCTTCTGGTACATAGCCTTGATATCCTCAAAGAAAGCCGCCCGGACATTGATCCACAGGACGGACTGCTGACCGTTGTAGATATCGGCCCCGGACTCGGTGTGGTCGATGTCCTCCAGATTGTAAGAGAACACCAGCGCACCCTCGTTGTTGATGCCGATAGCGGTATCGAAGTCGTAGGGCAGCGAGAACCACTTGCTCCCCGCCATGAAGGTCGGGAACATATTCTTGGCTCGGCTGTCCACCATCAGGAACAGCTCCGTGAACAAGTAATAAAAAAGCACGGCATCCTTTTCAAAATGCTGTGAAAACTCGGATTTGAACTTGGCCAGACGGTAAGCGGCGGTATCCGTGGTGTACAGCACCCCGTCAAAGGTGCGGTTTACCGTCAGCTTGTCTCCCGTGGCGGCGGACTGGTCGGTGCTTTTCAGCCACGCAGCCAGTTCGGACAGGTTGGCGGGATCGGCATAATCCTTGGGATACCGGGCTTCAAAGTCGCCCTGCCAGTCGGTGCCGGAGTAATCATCGGATTTCCAAAGAACTCGGTCGCTGGTGTTGTTGAGGATTTCCCAGGACTCATCCCCCTCGGCAAAGCCGAACACCTCCGGAGTGGCTTTATCGAAGTTGAAGTTGTACTTGCCGATGAAGCTGGTGTTTTCGCCGTCATACCAGAAGACCACAATGGGGAATCCATCAATACCCTGACGGATGCGGCTGTCCTGCTTCTGGGGGGCAGTCCGGAACGGACAGGTCTCATCATAGAGCCGGGCCAGTTCCACATTGTTGGCACCCTCGGAGGAAGCCACATCCGCCTTGAAGGTGAAGGTTTTCGTGGGAATGGAATCGGAGCGCAGCTTGTAGGTCTCCTGGGTGTTGCCGCTGGGGTCCACAAAACCGCCCTTGAACTTGATCTTGTAGTTCTTCCGGGCATAGTACTGGGAGGAAGTACCCTGCACATCCACTTCGGCCCCGGAGAAGGTGAAGGATTTGCTGCCGTTGACCGGATCGGTGTAATAGCCGCTCATGGTTTTCACATCGCCCTTGTACTGGGGCAGCTCCGTTCCGTCCAGCACCAGGTACGGCAGGTCCTTTGGCAGCTGGGAAATCACGATCTGAGAGTAGGCGTCAAACACATGGTTGCGGCTGTACCGCTCCAGCATGGTCTCCACCACCTGGGTGTCGGCGATCCAGTTGTTCAGAATCTGATGCCGGGTCAGGTCATTGTCATAGACCCGGATGCAGTACAGGTCAATGGCAGCATCCCGGGAGCCAATGGAAATATCCACAGGCACACTCTGGGCGAAGTCATCGTCTGCCGGGTACTGCACCACACCGGACATGATGCCATTGATGTAGCAGTAGATGAGCCGGTTGACGGCTTTCTTCTCCACCACAAAGGAAAGGCGCAGATGCTCGTTCTCCTTGTACCGAGTGGTGATCTCCTTCTGCTCGGAGCGAAGAGTCGCCAGCTGGGGCGTGACGGAGATACCGCGATTGCCGCTCATGCAGGACAGCACCACAGCATCGTAGTTCATGACATCCCGGGTGGCAAACTCAATCTCGATGGTTTTGCCGGTGGTACGGAAGTCCTTCCCGAAGGGCTGCACCGGAATGGTCAGTCTGGCATCGCCGGACACCCGGAGAACGGGGATATTATCCTCATCCAACTGCCATCCGTCCGAGGTGAAGTTAAAGCCGGAGAAGCGGGCGGCAATCGAGTCATACTCCCAGACAGCAGGATTCTCTTCGGTGTTGCTCCGACCCGCACTGGACAGGTACAGAGACAGCCCCTCGGTTTCCGCTTCAATTTCCATCTCGCTGGCAGTCACCGTCAGCGCAATGGTGCGGGAAGCACTGCCGCAGGAGATTTCCAGAGCCAGATCCCCGGCGTTGTCTGCCCGGTAAGACCAAATCTGCTGAGTGCGATCCACCGTCTGGCGGGACACCACGCTGCCGTTCACCGACAGTTCCACCTCGGCGGTCAGGTTCGCGGGATCGTAGACCGTAAACGGAATGGCCAGCGTGGTATACTGGGCCACCGTTTCATTCTGAAAGCTGGTAGCAATGATGGGCGTGGTGTTCAGGCTCTCCACGCAGATGATCTCATAATACAGATGATTGGACTCGATGGTCTGCCCATTGACGGTGGCATCAAAGTAGGCTTCCAGCGTATGCGCTCCGTGCTTCTGGGCGGGAATCGTATAGGACATCTGCCTGCCGCTGGAGGTGGTGGTCACCGTGGCGATCTCCTTGCCGTCCAGCAGAATATGAACTGTCTTGCTGATGGCACCCACCGGCACATAGGTAAAGGTGATAATGCCATCGAAGGCAGTCCCGGAGTCAAAGGTGGAGCTCATGGACGCTTCGATGGCATTGATGTTGAAATTGATGGTTCGGCTGTTTTCATAAGCATCCGACACCTGAATCCGCACCGCGTTGCTGCCCACAGACAGATACGGCCCAAGGTCCGCGGTGACTGCTCCCTGGGGAATGTCCAGCATGGCCTTGACGATGCCGTTTACCGTGACCTTCATCACGCCGTTGCCGGTGGGCATCTCATCCTCCAGAGAGGACCAGGTGATCTGGACGAGACAATCCTTGCCGTAAGCGATGGACTTACTCAGCCAGCCGCTGGTGTTGGAGACCGCCAGCACAGCGTTATTGCCGCTGGAACCGCCGGAGCCGCCCGTGCCGGAAAAGGGGCCGAGGGGACCAGCCACCACTTCATTGTTGGAGGTCAGGTACAGATAGCCGTTTTCCACGAAGGCCCCATCCACCTTTCCGGAGAGCAGCAGTTCCATATTGGAAAAACTCTGCTGCATATTCTGGGCGGCAGACATGGCAAGCTGCGCATCCCCGGAGGCATTGAA